GGGCTAAGTTCTGAACCCTCGCGCCAAGCGTGAGGAAGCTGGATCTGTACGAACACAAACGCATCGGCATTATGGGCGAACTCCAGCCACCCGTAGGTGGTGTTAGAACTCGGTGCCGTCGATCCAACCTTCAATGAGGTTGCAGGGGCGCGTAAGTCATCCCAGCGAGTCTGATCTGGTACAAGTTGGGAATACCACTCGACCTGTCCCGGGGCACTCATGCTGCGTTCTCCTTCTGTTTTTCTTCTTCAACTACCTTGCGTTCAAGGTAGTCAGATAGGTTACATTCGTATCCACCGTGCGTGAAGTCAATGTTCGGCCAGATAGGGATCGGTCGATTGTACTTCTTCATGTAATCATCACAGAAGGCGAAGTCCTCACCAACAAGCCGATTGTTTTCATCGAGCTTGGTGTAAAACAGGCGGGGGATGTCACCGTCTAGTCCGGTGTAGCGGAATTTCTCAGCATCCGCGGCCATCTCCTCGATGACCTCCCGAGAGATGCACAGGAAGCCAGTAGGCACCCGGTCACACATAATCCAGTCATCCTCGACCCATAGACCCCCTTTCTCCGGGTGTTCCGAAAACTTGGCCGGATAATCCTCCGGCTCTTGTCTGCGACGATAGACGCCTGCGCAGATTGGAAGACCGGATCGGGCAAGACCAATGAAGGCGTTTGGTGGAAACTTGAGATCGGAATCGATGAAAAACAGGTGGGTAGCTTCTGGGAAATCTTCAAGGAACATCTTGACAAAGATGTTGCGAGCCACATCGATGAAGGCTGCGTTGCCCATCACCGAGGCGTTCATCTTGATCCCATATAACGGGGAACAGAACGCCGACTCAGCCAAGGCTTGCGAGTAGTCTGTATCCACCTTGCCGTCGTAAGCTGGTGTACAGACCAAAATATCCCAGCGGTCAGGTGTGACTCGCTTGAGCTTTCGCTTATCTCCCAGTTTCTTACCCATGAGTTCTCCCGGTTGAATAGGTGGGGGCGGTTTCCCGCCCCCGGTTTTTGCCACAACCCGAGTAGACCGGGAGTGACTAGCTTGGGTTACAGCAAATCCATTAGTACATTTCAGTACTAATTATCTAACTCAGAGTAGGTCGAGTTCATACATATGCCGGTTAGCCAGTTCCGGGTACAGACCCGCAAAGCCAAACAGAACATCGATGCGGCACGGAACCGTATCAGTACCGATAGCATACTGGCGAGCCAGTCGCATCGAGATACCGTCCATCGACTCACGGCCACCCCATGCCCCGTACTGCGACACATCCTCAAGGTCAGCGGTCGCAAACACGAACGCATCCTTGTGGAATTGCAGATCCTGCCCAAAGGCAGAGGACACAGCACCGACACGGGTCACGGTCAGACCATCCGTGTTGGCACCCGTCAGGGCACAGTTCTGATAAGCGTTACCGCTGCCATACATGAGACCCGGTTTGACGGTGATGGTGACAGTACCCGCGGTAACCACCGTTGCATCCGACTGAACCACGAAGGTCTGCAACTTACCGGTGGATACCTTGGTCTCGGGATGTACACCAACGATACCATCAGCAAGCGTACCGAAGGTCACGATGTCACCGGCCTTCAGGGTAGTACCCGAGGTCGCACCGTCAATGTCGATGTCCGAGGTCGAAACCCAGGAGTTAGCGGTGGTAGACGTACCCAGTGCAGCACCCGTGGTCAACGGGGAACCTGCCAGGGAGCCGGTGGTGTGTGCCGGGGTCAGGGTGTTCTCGTACACATCGAATCCACCCGTGCGACCCATGCGACCTTCACGGTATATCTTGGCGATGCTGGAGCTGTCCTGGAACAGGCCCTTGACGGCATCGTTGAACTCCACCATCGAGTCCGGTGACAGGATGGCGGCCCGGTTGGCCAGCGGACCGAGGTTGCTGGTGATGTTGGCACCACCCTGCTGGAACCGCTTGAAGGTCATCAGACCGTCAGTCGTAGCATTGGTGTAGTTGTTAACCAGCTTGTAGGCATCCGACAAACAGTCGCCTTCAATCTTGGCCGCCAACTGCGCCATGGCCGGTTCAATAATCCGCTGGGAGAAGTCGTCCAGGCTCATCGTCAGTTCGACGGAGGTGAACGATACGTCAACGCCGTACTGGCTGTTGACGGTCAGCGGGGTGGAGCGCTCAACGTGGTCCTGGTAGCTGATGGCAGCACCGGTACGAACGCTGTATTTCGACGGCATCCTGATGTTCAGGGAGCTGCCGATCTTGGCACCGGTCTGCGCGAACTTGTTGTCATACTGACGGTTCACGTTGCCGATGAAATTACATTTCTGGTGGAGAACACGCAGGGCTTCCCGCGTGATCATTGTCGGAGTCAGAATCGAGTTGGCCATGGTTTACCTCTGTGAGCGAAGAAGTTGCTTATTACGCCACTCCAACCACTGCTCAGAGGTCATCTTGTTCGGGTCTTTCACCGCGTCCGAGGCTCCGTCAGCAACCGTTGAAGGTGGCTTTGGGGGAGTTCTCACCTGTTGTGGCGGGGCTGCCTTCAGCCGTGCCTCCAACATCGTGATCTCCCGAACCGTCTGCACCGGATTCAGGGAAGCCAAGCGATAGAGTTCCTGCGGATTGCTGGCCAAGTAGTAGGCGATGTCACCCGTCGCGTCAGACTCCAAAACGGTCTGAAACGCAATTGGGTTGACTTCACGCAATGGAGGAAGCGACGGATCGTTGACCTTGGCCACGAAATCCGGGTACTTCTCAATTGCCTTTTGCGTCTTCTCCTGAATCAACTGCTGCTCCCGATACGCCTCGGCCTGCTGCCGTTGTTGCTCCGCCATCTGTTGTTGCTGGCGTTGCATATTCTGGATCTGACTACTATGCCACTGTTGAACCGCGTGCTGGTACTGGTCTTCGTCGTAACCGTAATCCGAAATTCTTGGGAAATTCGTCTCCGGTTGCGTGGGTTGCCCAGGCTGCGGTTGCTGCATCCGCATGGCTTCTAACTGGCGTTGCATCTCTGCAATCTGCCGGTCGCGCTCGTACTTCTCCCGAGTCAGGTTGTTGATGCGTTCCTCGGCCCTGGATCGGCGTTTGGGCTTCTCCTCACCGGATTCCGCATCATCTTCAGAGGTTGCCGTTTCCTCGTTCTCATCTTTCGATGAGGCTTCCACTTCTTCAGTGGTTTCGGCCACTTCGGGGGTCTCGATCTCCCCCGCTTCACCCTCAAGGGGTGTCTGTTCAATATCGCCCATGGCGTAACGTCTCCCGACGTGAAGCGCGGGTTACCCACCCGCGATAGGGTATCTCTGTCTCCCGACAGTGATTTGTTCAGTAAGCCGCCCCGGCCTTATTCAAATCTCTCCGGGCATCTAATTCTAGCTTAGTCATGCCCTCGATATGGTCAAGATTATTTTCTCTAGCCTTCTCAGCGAGTTCCGCTCTCTTGACCGCGATCTCCTTGTCCTTATTCTGTACCTCAAGCTGCAACTGCGCCAAGGCGTGCTGCATCTGTTGCATCTGCTGCTGGGCCATCTGCAACATCTGGTCCTTTTGTTGCAAGGCGGCCTTGAATTGAGGGTTCTCCTCTGCCCACACCTCAGCAGGAACCAGTAATTTAAGCCGCTTGGTCAACTCCTCGGCACCGCTCCAGTCAAAGTTCTTGGCCAATAGGTCACCGACCAACGGGGCGACATCCGGGTAGGCCCTGATCATCTCCATCATGGCCGCCGCAGATTCCTTGCGCTGAGTTGCATAACTCGGACCAATGTCGATTACGACATCATAACGCCCGGTCTCAAGGTTGTAATTACGCTGCCTCATGGTTTGCTGATCCACATAAGGCTGGTTCAGCATCACCGTTTCTTCCTTGTCATCCGGCTTGAGGATACGCACCATCCGTGCGCCCGTATAAATCTTCGGAATCAGATCAACCAGGATGCGTCCACTGTAGACCAGCGCCTTACCGTAGTTGTCGCTGAAGTCATAGTTGGACACATCCGACTCGGCGCGGCGGTTATCAATCGCCACCCCGGATACTTCGTTACCCTTCTGTCCGAGACCGGCGTCATAAATACCGGTGATGTCCTTGAGTTCCTGTGAGGCAGTCTGGATCTCGGCCACCAGTCCCGGGGATACGTCCGGGGGTGCCTCGCGCCGCGGGGCCTGCCCACCGGCTTCCATCACCGCATCGGTATTCCACTCCAGGAAGGCGTGGTTCTTGGTGTTGGCGGTCTTCCACTTCGGGTTGCTGAACGCCCCCTGCGGCCCGACATACGGGGCCTTGGGTGCCAGGGCGATGCGCTCCACCGAGGCCGAACGCATGTAGTTGTACTGTCTCTGCGCGTCCTTCATGTCACGGACCATGCCGTAACGGATCACCTCGCCCTCGATGTCCTTCTCGCGGCCTACCACCCGGACGATGGGGATGTACTTACCCGGCCACTCGGTCTCATCAAGGATCTCGGCCCCCGTGATCACCCGCTGGATGATCTTCTCCCGGGATGCCTCGCGGCTCATGATCGACTCGATCCCGTCCGGCAGATCACCTTCAACCTGAATCTGCTGCCCGGTCAACGGATCAGCGACCAGATGCAGCATGACCTTCTCGGAGACCTTCTCCCAATACTCAGCTACCCGGACACCATCCTCATTGAACCAGTCGTCATTGTTGCCATACCCGGAGTCCGGCCACTCGGAGTCGGCATCCGGGTACTTGCTCTCGAACTCGTCCTTGGGTATCCGGCGCGTGATGAACGCGAACCGGGCATCCGACCCATCCTGTGCCTCACTTGGCCCCATGTAAACGGAGAACGGGTTCCTGACCCGTTTGATCTTGATCACCTGATCGAACGAGGCATCCGACTCGTACTCGGTGACAATGCGCCAGTAACCCCACCCCATAGTCACGGCATACTCTGCCGCCCACTGGTAGGCACTGGTCGCCGCGGAGTCCTTCTCGATGGCCCGAATCATGCCGCCAATGATGTCGGCAGTCTCTGGATCGGCTACAGAATCTACACCCCGGACCTTGATCCCGGGCTTTAGCTGCCGTATCTCGTTGGTAATCTGACGGGTGTAGAGTGGAACCTTGTTCAGCACCAAACAGGGCTGTTTGGCGGCGATGCGCTCACTCTCGATGTTCTCGGGCCACTGTTCACCCTCGGAGAACCGTAGGTCCTCCAGGGCTTCCATGCGATTCTCGGACTCGGCCTCCACACACAGGGTAAACCGGTCCATAGCAACCTGTAGGATGTCCTCGTCCTTTTTAGCTATCCCATCCAACCTTGTGCCCCATGGTGTGCATCGCCTTCATCGGCATAATCGTAGCTCACTTTCCGGTCGTTTACCGCAAATGTCAACATGAAGGCATCCGACAGGTCAGGCGACCGTCCGCTCTTTTTCCGAATCTCCTGCTTCGACGCCACCTTGATCTTGCCGTTCGACCGGAACTCGTAGGTCGGCAGCGTCAACTCCCCGATCAGGTCATCACACCCCTTCGGCAACCGGCAGTCCCGTCCCTCGAACCACTCACGCATCCTGAAGTACAGATCATCCCGCAGCCGCATGAACCGATCCCCGACCGAGGGCGACTCGCTCACGTTGACCCCCTTCACCGGCAACCCGGCCTCCTTGAGCTTGTCCACCACGCCTGCCCCTATCCCAATACTGTCCACCACAATGACATCCGGTCTGTCCTTCTCCAGGCAGTCCTCGTACATGGCCACCAGTCGCCCACTGGTCTGCATCAGGTCTTTGCCACGCCATGCCAGCGGCTTCTCGATCAACCGGTTACCCCTCCTCTTGGCCAACACTGTCCGGTCCATCCCGAAACGCGCCACATCCACTCCCCAGATCAGCTTCGAACTCGGTGTCTCCCCAACATCTCGTTCCACCGAGTCCTCGACCAGTCCTATCGAGATCACCGAGTCATCACCGGTCTTGGGAAACTCCCCCTTGACCTCGACCCGGGTCACATCGTGGTCCTCACCATACTTGTCCGCGATCCTCTGGTACACCGCGGGGTCTATCCCCTCCACGGTGCGCGAATCAATGGTCTTGGTGTTCCAGAACCCCTTGTCCTTGTGGAAACACTCGTAGAACCGACCACTGGTCTGCCGGGGGTTGGAGATCACCATCCACAACCTCAAGAACGCCAGGTCCGTAAAAAACCCCTCGCTCACGTTCCAGATCGGATCAGGGATACCGCTCGCCTCATCATACGTCAGCGCCATCGCTATCTGACTGTGCGCCCCGGCAAAGGCATCCGGGTTCTCCTCGCTCCAGGTCTGCCCCTCCACATAGTAATACTGGGTATCAATACTCAACTGCCGCTCGATCAGCTCCTTGAACCACGGCTGCGGCCTCAACACCATCGAACTCTTCTCGAACCAGTGGTTGTTAATGGCCATCGTGTGCCACTTACCCAACTCGGCCATCGTCCTCGTGCGCAACTGGGCCTCGGTGTTGGCCGTCACGATGGCCGTGCCACCGATCCAACACGACGCCACCCAGTAGTTGATCATGCTCAACAGCGCCGACTTCCCCGGTCCACGCCCCGAACTCCGAGCCAGATACAACGGCCTCGGCAGCGCCCCTATCCGCTGCAACTGCAAGTCCGTCTGAAGATGCTCGGTAATCATCTCCAGGTCCTCAACCTGCCATGTCCGCGGCCCCTTCACCTTCGCCAACGGTGTCCCAGGCTCCCCCCACGGGAACACATACTTCACAAACCCCAACGGATCGTACTTGAACGACAGTATCCGCTCGATCAACTCCTGCTCATTGACCGTCGGCTCAGTCTTCATGGTCCACCGTCACCCCTCTGGCCACTCTTGCCTCCCCCTTCGCCATCGCCGCCCCAATATCTATCTGCCCACTGATCGATATGGCCTTACTGTCGCCATACCGCTTCTTGTTGTTCACGGCCATCAACCACTTGTACCCATCCAGCTTCACCTTCGACCGGGCCACCTCCTCGGGCAGATCGCTCCCGTTCACCCCCTCGATGGCCTCCACCACCTTCTCCCCGTACACCTCGGTCTGTATCCGCTTGGCCTCGTAATACTGGTCCTCCAGCTTCGGATCACTCATCACATACCGCATGAACCGCGCGTAGTCCGGCAATCCCGGGTTCTCTCTCAGGATACTGGACACCGTGTGGCCCTCGATCATCTTGTCGAACACAAAGTCCAGATCGGCATCGGACAGTGGTGCCAGTGCAGAAGTCCGCTTGGGCACCAGCCAGTGCGGCAACCCGGTCCTCAACAAAGTCAAATCAGTCGTCCTTCCCATCCTGCTTAATTCCCATCAACTCCACCATCCTCCGATTGTAGACCGCCAACCAGCCAATCGGGTAACGGTGCCACTGTTGCCACCTTCCCCTTCTTCCTCCGCGGCCCCCGCTTACCACTCCTCAACTCACTGATCGACACCATCTTCAAATTCTCCCACCGGTTGTCCGACCGGTCACCGTTGACATGGGTAACACTCTGCTCGGGCCACTCCCCCGTCATCCACAACCACACCAGTCGATGCACCAGGTGCGCCTTCCCCTTCAGGCTAATCACCAGATACCCATCCTTGTACCGATACCGCTCATCTATCGGGTCACCCGGGGCGGCCTTCAGCCGGTGAACCTTCCAGGTACAAAGACCAGTCTCCGGCTCATAGTCGAAAACCTTCTTCACCTCTGCCTGTGTCAGCATGTCACACCTCCTCATTAGTGCTTAATAGTGTACCTGAAACTTAGAAAATAATTTTAATTTTTTAGGGGAGGTCGTGGTGTCTGGGTTACCTACTTAAATTTATAGACTTATCCCGATCCAAGGGTGTACCCCCATGTTTTCTGTCCAGACTGCCCGGTTTCCTTGCGAATCAAGGGCTTAGGTGAGTCTACTGCGTATAATACCCATTATGTT